TTAAACTATGTATTATCTATCAAAACACCTACAACAGTAGGTGAACTCGAGCCACTCTCGTTTAACGAGGGCTCGTACTGTCATAGATATCTTAAAATAAAATAAAACTAAGGCCCCAACCGCAGGGCAAATCATGAAAACAGATGACTACGTACGGCTGACACGTAATCTGGCAAAACTATCTGATCGATAGAAATGAGCTCTGAGAAACTCATATTTTTAGTTGTTCTTTAGAAGGTTAATGAAGGGGGGGTCAAAAGACCACCAAACATAAAATCTTCACCTATTGAACAGTAGGTTTTTGAAGGATTGATTGGACTACACTCTACAGCATAGCTCGAACCAACCTCCTGATCTTGTGGACAAACACTGGCGCCCCAATATGGGGTGCAGAATGAAAGTTCAGCCCAAGGGACTTCGAATTCAAGGGGGGTGTCGGGGGAATGCATGACTATATCAGACGTGTATCCCGTACCAACTCCTCCCGAGGGGAAGATCTGCTTCTCCGCTTTCTTGAGTCCTGTCGTGTTAGCTAAAAGCTTGAAACGAAAGGATCCTCTATAGAAATTGAACATTCGAAATATCCACCAGAGCGTGGTTAAAGGGGTAAACCCTCCAGCTGTTACTGGAAGGGACATTGAAATCCCGTTCCAGATATAGCCTTCTGTGGGTCGTTTTAGAATCTCGACGAAGCTTGTTACATGCTCCGGCAAGACTAACCCAACTTCTCTTCCGCCCATTGCAGGCACCAGAGGTTTAAAAGGTTTTGCAAAGAATGTCTCCATAGACTTCTTCTTCACTTCTGCCTCTTCCTTGATCTTTTTTACTGTTCTTTTGCGCAACAAAGGCTCTTGGTTCGGCCTTATCTGTAGCCCGCAGTACTCTCCAAATCGAAAGTCTTCTGCTGCTGCCACATACATGTGCACATAAATTAGGGAATTCCCCGTTGGGTCTGGTATGTTAACCGGATTCACGAGATGGCACGATAACCACGTTGTTGGCCAGGGCATAGCTGTCGCAAAATTTGCGGAATCAGCAGGGCCCATAAAACCACCTACTGGCAAGTAGGGGAAGCGAGAAAGGTAGGGTACTGTAAAACAGTAGTCCGTATTCCCGCGAATGTCCACAACCGTGTTAGGGGCATCTCCAGAAAAGGCTTCCAGATCTGAGGGTAGATTCGAGTCGGGAAAATGTACGATCCGCACTCTCGCTGTTGTGTACTGCGAGGTTACGAAACGCAACATAATCTTAATTCCTCCTCTCCATTTTCCAAAGAGTTGCGACACATAAGCTAACCATGACGGATAGAAAGTGTCGCCACCAGCAACTTGCGACAACCCAGGGTGAACAGGGAAGTGCAAGAACGTGGCGTTAGTAGCGGTAGACGCATTTATGGCGGTCCCAAGGACGTGACACGGTTTCTGAATTACTTCTTTGATCGTGTGGCGCTTTAGGTCGGACAAATCTGTGTCTGCAAGCATAGCATCGGGATGCATTGCCATTTTTGGTGCCATCGATAGGCCGTGAGCATGAGTGAGGTCACTCCAGGGTTTCAAAACCGTCTGGGTTGTGGACGACACATCAGTGGGCTTGCACAGTCCAAGTGATGCCAAAAATGGTGCAAAGGTGCCAGCTATCGCTGCTAGAGGAGCAAACTCGGCGAAAGGGGTCGCTGCTATAATTGGGGCAAAAGATCCGGCTGCTTCAGCAATACCGGAAATCAAGCCACCTTTTGATTTAGCGATTCCCTCTTCCCTAGATTTCTTCTCAATAACTCCTTTCTCTTTTGGAACACGCTTGGCCTGATCGCCAAGACGTTTGATTTTTTGTTTTACCATTGCAGGTAAAAGATCGGACACACCATATCCGGCAACACGGGGATTCACGAATGACGCGAAAATCGTTATGCGCAGATTACTAGCGGGCTCACCTGACAGAGTCGACATGGGGTCGAGAACGTCGATGAACAATGTTCCGATTGATCCTAAAGGCTCATTCGGGGTTTCCTGGTGCAACTTATCAAATAGAGTTGGGCCAGTTCGAGGAATTCTTATTTTAACAGAATTGGTCGAAGAAATCGACATAACGGTCGAGTTCATGTTGAGCATGGCAATTGGATCATTACACTCACTGGTATCTTCATTACCATGTGAGACGTAACTTATATTTAGGGCTCCGATGTGGAAGGGGGTCGCATTTACTTTGACCTCCACTTCAACGTCGGCCTTAAGAAAAGCAAACTGTGCTAACTTATCCGCGATGTTCTCTATTGCGAGCAACTTATCGGGAAAGTGGACGGTTTTTAGGCGCTGGTATTGTCCTGCGGAATATATCCAATCCACAGAATCAACCATATATGACCTTTCGAGGACCTTCTTCATGTCCTGCTTCTCATAAGGGTTGGAAATTACATCCAACTTGTCATCACTAGTCGTGTCAACGACGGTGATACTAGGGGCAGACTCTGCATATGAGGTCAGCTCCGAGGTCGTTTGCTTAGGTACGACTGGACCTTCAAGTGATTCATTATTCATGTTAATCGACATTGATTCTTCTTTCCATTACATTTACAATGCATTATGCAATAGGCAAGTATTTTTATTTATTACACTGAGCGAATTCGCATCAGTTTGGTCGGCGTGCAGCAATACACAAATAGAGGTACTAAACTCTACATTGTGCAAGATCACACACGCTAACCGGGGGGTTTTGTGGCAGATATTTCTATCCCGCGTCAGCCACTCGTCGCGGTGTTCTTTTTGGTCTAACAGCGAACAGCTGCGAGGCAAGCCGAAAAGTTCTTGGGACTAAATCCCACTTTTCCGTGACAAGCCTCTCGGAGGCACCCGACGACATAGTTGTAAAACTCTTCGCCGTGGTGTGCCGCTTCTAGACACGCTGAATTGCATGTTCCGGGCACATTACGTGCATCGAAAGCCGGGTCCTTACACCACAGACACATCTCGAAAATTACTTGTTTTGGCAAGGGTGCCGTACAGTATCTTCCGTTTCTGTGCCACAACCATATCCGTTTAAGGAAGGTCATGTCGACTGTTGGTACAAAGGGCGTGGTAATCGTTTCTTTTCCTGCGTCAGTTAAGACCATTCCAAAAACTTCGAACCATGCATCAGCGCACGAAATCTGGTTAAACCAGGGTGCTATTTGGTCGGCAACTGCAAGAACGCAGTCGTCTCCACAAAAGGCATCTTCAATTAATTCCTTATAGGCGTCCATGTAGGAGGTTTCAAATTCTATGTTATTCTTCTTTGCAAGAAAAACAAAAATGTATCTCCAAGACAGGGCGTTGAGGCAACAATTGAAAAGTGTAGTAGCAAAACTTCCTGAGTTCATCGTTCTATAGCACATAAATATTATGCCTAAGAACGCATTCAGTGCTGTACTACACCCTTGGACCATCTTGATAAGACGGTTTCTAAGGTTTCGTGATAATTTATATTCTCTTGAGAGGTCTATGATCGTCTGAATCAATATTCCTCTCGCTAGTTCGTCTCCGAGTTTCTCAAACATGCGCTTAAACATGTTGAAATCCCAGTTCGAAACATCTGTAGTAATCTTGTTTGGGTGCTTACTCAACCTTCTTCCTAAATTTGCCCAGTCCGGTGTATGTGGACTGGCACTAAAGGCAAGAAAGCAGGTAGGGTTATCCTTTATAGCATCACACAATCCTTGAAAAAGGGTTTGTCCGACAACTTGATAAGCTACATCTCCGCATTTATAAGGCCGCGTCGCACCATCCAACACCTTATGTGCTGGTTTTTCTTCAATTTTCAACGATAGTGAGTAGATTGGGAGATAAAAATCATCTCCTTCATTCGTATCATAAATCGTTTTCAATTCTTCAAGAAACGTAGGGTGTAAATCCGCTGGCGTTGTCCCAAAGAGTTGCTTCCTAGTGGTAGTTCCTTTCGTCACTGACCAAGGGTATCCTGGAACCGAGTTGTACTCGATCTTATTAACTGCAAGTGCTGCATTCCCATATATTATATCATGGGGGTGGTATAGAACATATCCGTTCTTCCTACGAGGGAGTATATCCCAAATGTGCACTTCGTTGAGGATGTCTTCATCCAAAGTTCTCACTTCGACTGACATCTTCTTCCAGGCGTAATCTGTTATTTTTATTTCGGTATCTGGCCGATCGGGAGGTAGATTTTCCTCCTTTATCCATCTTTCTGAGATGAAAAATTTTCTCTTCTTCGAATAGTTGAATGAGCGTACCTGAGTAGGCAAACTCTTAGTCTCCCATCCTTTCTCGTTTTTTAGATATTCGGCAATTGAGGAGGGTTTAGCTGGGTTGGTTTTAGGCAACGAAGCTCCCTTCTTTGTAATTCCGATAAGCTGAACGTTAACAGCCGGATTGCCCGAGTCTATCTCAGGTTCAATCTCCGCTAGATGGTTAAAGGCTATGTTTCCAATCGCCCAATCTCTCCCATCATATCTCTCGTTGGTTTTCCACTCAACGTTGAAGTCGCGGACTCCTTCAAATATATCTTCTTGGGTTGAAATGCTTGCGTACTGGTACGCCGATCCTCCTCCTGACAAGTTTCCTAGAACTTTGAAAGGGAGTTTCGGGTTGGTACTAAAAGCAATTCCACCACTCTCTCCATAATCGCAGAATATTTCTAGTTCCGCGAAAAGTGAGGGTTCATCTTCATCATAGGGTTGCATGACACCAACTTCAGCTAGCTCGACCTGTTTAACAATCGGCATGCCTTCTGTGGTATCATATGTTCTGTGGAACAATCCAACTCCATTAATCATGAACGTATCTTCTTCTCCAAAACACGCACTAAGCTGGTCATTTGTAGGCCAGAAGTGTACTATCTTCCTAAAGGGTGTTTGCCCCTCGAAGAACAGTAAACTATTCTCACTATCTCTCAACCTTTTCGCATGAACGCGACGGTTGTCAAAAGTGAGCTCGTGCTTATTTTTATTCATCTGGTTAAGACGAATCTCTTCTCCTAATTTTCTCAACATGGCGTCGGCCACATGAGTTGAGGTGATGGCAACGTTTCCTCCTAGAAACGTCAATTGTCCTATTGATATTGATTCATCATGTTCGCACTTCGCTACGAACTCATTCAAATTCAAAACGTGCATTAAGCCCGCATCAATAAAACCAACTTTCTTAAAGTTGCCTTCTCCTCTGGCCAAGCGATCATTTCTTTCGTCATGATCACGTGCCATCTTATTTCTTCTTTCTATCGGGTTTTTGTGCTCCCGATCTCCTTTGTTGCGCTTAGCTCTTGCATGAGCTTGGCGCCTTTGTTTATCTTTGTCTGTGTCCTTCTTTTCAATCTTATCTTCTTTTTCTTGATTGAACATAGAAAAGAGAGCTACTCCTCCTGCAATCACTGCGACTATTCCTAGTCCTGCAACGATTATAGGGAGTTTGTGCTCTACAAAGAATGTTTTTATTTTTTCTGCAGCGTATTCATACGCTCCCACCATGACATTATACACGGTGGATGCCATTACAGCATTCTTCTTCGAACTTACAAAGTTCAAGAACTGGTCAAGTTTTCTTTGTGTCCAAACTTGAACCGATTGAAAGTAATTACTGACAGCATCCCACGTTTCCGCGAGAGTGTCCATCATGAGTTTGCGTCTGTCTATGAACGACATCCGCACTGCTCGTTTTTTCTCGTGTATGAGGAACAACCCGTCGTTAAACGTGTCATTCCACCACTTGTCATCTGTATACTTACTTTCAAGTATTTCTTTCTCCATTTCCTCTCCATTGAGGATCATCTGGTCAAGGCTAAAGGTCTTTCCATTACCTCCTCCTTTCTTTGTATTAAATTTTCTTCCTAGCGCTCTCTTAAAGCCGCTATCTGCTCTATTAGCAGTTCTTCCAACTTCTGTGTTTGCTTTCTCCAGCGAAACTACATTCTGCCGGTTGAGCTCATCTAGAGCTTCTTGTATATCAACCATGTCTGGGATTCCTTCCGTTGCCACATTTTCCGTGCTAGCAACCGCTTCATTTCTTATTATTGAAGCTGCAAACATTGCGACTATATTCTTGTATGGCTCATCATCTCTTATAAGATGGCCAAACGAGTCGCACAACTGGATTTTCCATCCGGTTGTATACAAGGGGTCATTCTTTGACCTCTCAATTCTTCCTTCTCTGGCTTCTACCCAGAGCACTGCTAACTTTCGTCGTGCCAGTGCTTCATCGGATTTTAATCCGATATTTCTAAATATTTTATCATCATTTGTTGTAGAAACCACTGCTTTTGAATCGCAATATGTTCCAATTTTCTTTTCCAGGGCTGCCATGTTCAACTTGAACGGGGCAGTGTTTACCACCTGAATTAGTTCCATAGCAACTTGCTGTCTGACCTTTGGATCAGTCTGTTGTAGCAAGTCGTCATAAACCAAGAAAAATTGGTGTAAGTATCCGTCCCAAAAGTCATCCAGCGCATTGCGCGGGAAAAACTTCGACTGATCAAACTTTCCTTTCAATTGCGCTACAAGCGCTTTATTTGTGCTTAAGTAGTGTTTTTGTACCACTTCCCAAGTATCCTTCATAAGCTGAATTGACATTTCTGTCTTTCCAGCATTTGAAGCCCCATGGATATCAATCCACGTAGGTTTTATCCTAACGCTGCCAACTCTTCTTAGAGTCTGGCAGTAAAGGTACCACTCACCTACCTGTGTCACTGTTACGTTCCACGGTATCATATATCTCGGTGGTGCTTTCATCTTCATCAAAATCTTGTTTACTTGGTCCGTGCGCTCATATAGAGCGTGGATCGCTTCAACTTGACCTTGGTCTCGAGCAAGTACTGATTCAAAATCGGGGTACTTCTCTTTTATCTCCTTAACCGCCTTCATCGACGGTTCTATGAACGAGTAAAACGTTCTATCTTCATCAGACAGGAATGGTGTTCCCGTGAGTGCTTCATACACTGCTGCTGTCAAGCTCCTACCTAAAGGGCTCAATATATCAACAATGGATTTCGTATCTCTTAGTCCGGTAGCAAATGAATGCCACCCAGACGAAATTGATTTAACGATATCCACTTCCTTGTCTGGATCAGTCGCCTTCACGGCCGACTTAACCAAATTAGAAAACAATGAGTCCACAATTTCTTGCGGTGCACCCAATGGTTTATCTTCTTCTTCTTTCTTCTCTTTTTCCTTTCCTTTCTTGACTATCTTCTCTTGAAGTCTGTCATAATCTATAGGATACCTCGAAGCTTCCCGCTCCGTGTGTCCCCATTTAGCTTTTGCTATGAACTCATGTTCAGTGACAAAATTTCTAAATGTTAGATTCTGTCCATTCTGGACATAGTAGGGCATTCTTCCATGCCCACAACATTCTTCTTCCTTGAATAGGTAAATGGGCATTATCAATACCTTAAGATCTCCTGATCCTGGAAATTCAACCACAAATGGTTGAAATGAGCGCATGTATTTCTTAACACGCTCAATCATGACTGTTGTGTCATGCGTTCCTAATCTTGTAATCTTGTTTATCTCTCTTTCAAAAACTTCTCCAAGGACTCTCTGTCCTTCTCTAACTTCTGGAGTGTCTGACATATCCGCCAGTCTCCTAGCATCTCTCTCTCTCAAGATACGATCTCTTTCAAATCTAACGTCTTCATCGTCAGCATCATCAACTTGATCTATCTTAACTTTCTTAAACGCTTCCTCCTTCCTCCGCCATGCGGCTGAGGTCAAAGTAGCGTCTATGTCAAAACTTCTCTCTTCTTCTTCATCACTCGAGTCACCGAGTTCGGGGGTTTCCCAATCTTCGTCTTCAGAATTATTGAGAATTCCTTTGTTAAAGGTTCTCTTCATTTCCTTCTGTATCTCTCCACTCGAATAGAGAGCCTTTCCATCATTATCAAATCTCTTGTAACTCCGTAAGGGGCTATCAAGTTTCGCTGTCGTCTTCTTCATTCTTTCCATAAAGGCGCCATAGGGCTCAGTAAAATAGTTGTCTTCACGACGAGTTTCACACTCATCAGCGGTAACTTCCACTTTTTCTTCTCCTTCTTTATCTTTATACAATCGCATAGCCTCTATATGGGCCTTGCGTTCTGCTGCCTTCTCTTCTATAAATTGACGATTCTCAAACGGTTCAATGTTACCAAAGTACCGTTTTATCATCTCTTTCTCTTCTGCTAAATAAGCGAAGGCAAAACTGCCTTCGTGATAACTTAATACCACTACCTGTCCTACAGAGGGTTTAGATGGTCTTATAGCACCAGTGTCGATGTTTTTAATTTTAGTATAGTACATCTTTTCTGATCCTGCTACATTTATATATACAGTGAAGTTTTCTTCCAACTTCTTTTGTTTCTCTTCTTCATCTTCTTTCAAACTTCTTTCCTTCATCATTCTGTCAGCATCCATCCATAGTGCTGCAGCAGTCGTTCCAAACGCATAAGCGCCTAGAATAGTCGTAATAACTGAAGTCCATTTAAGAACTTTCATAATAAACGACTTTGGTTTAGTTTGCAATATCCATATTGCCAAACCTACCATCAAAACTGTCATTGCTGTAGTAGCGATTGCTAGAACTGCTGGTTGTGATCGAACAAAATTAATTGCCGATTTTATCCAGTCTAGCATTCCTTCGCTAAAATCTGAAACTTTTCCTTTCTTCATGTTGAATTGAGTCATCCGCCTTTGTGCGCGTGTCAACTCAATATCATCTCCTAAATCTTCTATATCAACTAGATTGAAATCCTTTTTCATCTGAGGTTTCACTTTGATCTTCTCTAATTTGGGACGATATGGCTTCTTGGTACGAAGCCAGTCATCTAATTCTAAGAGTTTCTTTCCAAACTCTTTATTGTACTTCTCGATATAACACACTCTTGATCTTATGAGTTGAGGGTGCCAATACGGCCTACTCTCGATCACTTCTATAAGCGTCCTGCAAGTGCTGCAAGCTGCAAAGTGACCGCTTCTAGAGCAGTACATACAATCTTTCTCCTTGCTAATTCCTAGCAAAGAAAGTTTAACAAAAGGGTTTTTGTTGTGTTTTTTGATAAGCACTTCATGTGCTTCTCGAAGTCTCTTTTTCAAAACTTCCGGCTCACATGGTTGAGCCAACTTAAAAGCGACATCATATCGCTTAACTTCAATCATCTTCAACGTTGTCTTCGCTAGCTTCTTTTGTAAAGCAATACCAGCTAATGAGCTCAACTCTTCGTAAAAAGGAGCTTCTTCAATCTCTTCATCATTCATCATTTTGTTATAAATTTCTACAGTCATCTCAATATTTGTGACCGTAGCCGTGGTCTGGGGGTTTCCAGTACCAATCGGTACAGAACCAGCGTTAGCCGGATCTATCCCGTACCTCTGAAGGCCACTGTGTACTTCAGTAGGATCGTAACTCCTACCTATCTCCATAGTGGTACCTTGACTATTACCG